TAATGACTCAGTAACGCTGCGCCCCATGGTTTCATTAGGTCCTCACTTCAACAATGTCCATTTGCCCACAACTGTAGACTCCAGGCGTCACCACAGTCACCGGCAGATGGTCCTGCGCAAAGCGACAGAGGACCTCAAAATTCCCTGCGGCACTGACCACCACGCCCGCCCCTGGGGGCGTCGCAAAGGTGAGAAGGCCGGTGCCATAGTCCAGGGTCCACCCGCCGACAAACACCCCATCGAGGGCCACGCTGACGCTGCCCTCTACCGGATGGGTCAAGCGCCGGGCGCGCGAGTAGGGACCTGTGGCGTACACTTTCACCAGCGGAAACGCGGCCGTACTGCCATCCCCGACGCCAATCGGAGAGTTGAACGCGTCGTCGGTAAAATCCCGAAACACAAAGAGCCCCTCCTGGCCCTGCGCCACGGCGTGGAAAAAGGCGATCAAGATCTCGATCTCGGCCTTGCTGCGGTGGATACTGCCCACGTCCCAGCGGCAGCGCGCCTCAGCCCAATTGACGTTGCGGCTCTCCTGGCCGTCCGCGGTGAGCACCACGTCGGTCGAAAACCCCGGCCCCCCCTGCGCCCCGTAGGCCAGCGCCGCCGGGAAGCGGGGCAAGGGGGGCAGCGGCACCGACCGCCAGAGGACCTCGACACTGAGCTGGGCCAGGCGGGTCCGTGTCCCGCCCGTCAGCGCTTCCGCGCTGACCTGGGCCAGGAGCGTCAGCGTCGGGCTTTCCATGACCTCGATGCTGACCTGGGCCAGCACGGCTCGCGTGCCCTGTTCGAGTCCTTCGACGCTGACCTGCGCCAGCTGCGCCGTCTCGGCCATGAGCCCCCCGTGCTACGTGACGACCGTGGCCCCCACCTTGGCGGCGTTGACCCGCGCTTGCGTCCAGTCCGTGCCGCCGTTCGGGTCCGTGAGAAACAGCGTCTGGTGCAGCAACCAGGCGTCGGTGAGGGGCAAGGCCGCGCCGGTCGCCACGGCCGCCGCCGACTCGATCTGCGCCGCCACCTGACGCCCCCCGGCTTCGGGGTTGCGCCCGTACAGGTTGACCGCGACCGCATAAATCCGGGGGTTGGTGAGGGCCGGGAGTGGCGCAAGGCCAAAGCGATCCGTGAGTCCCAGGCTCTCCGCGCTGAGCGAGTCCGCCGTGTCGGGCGCGGCCTCGTCCACCAGGCTAAAGTGTGGGCCGGGCGTGGAGGGGGTCCACTGCGCCAGGCTGTCACTCGTGGGTGCCACCACATCAATACGGCAATCGCCCAGAAAATCGTTGTAGGGCGCCGGTCCCGTGGCGTCACAAATGTACACATCGTCATAATCGCTGAGCATGTCGCCCCAGCCCAGGCGCTGATTGCCCAGCATAAGCTGTGTGATCCAGGCGTTGGCCGTCGTCTGGGTATCGATCCCGCTGAGCGCCAGCGCCACCACGCCATCCACGCGCACCACGACACTCCCGGCACTATTGTGGGCGGTCACCTTGAGTTCGAGGTAATGATACGTCCCGGTATTGAGGGCCACCTGCGTCGTCCCGAGGCTCGTGCCGTTGCGGGTGAGGAGCAGCGTGCCGTCGCCCTGGAGCACCATGTCCACCTGCACCGTCCCGGCATCGCGCAGCGAGCAGACCTCGCTGGTCCCGTCAAAATTGGCGCGTTGGAAGGCAAACCCGACAATCCAGGTCGGCTGCGGCGGCAGGGTTTTCGCCAGCGAGGCCGTTCCCGCCAGGACGTGGCCACTGATGGCGCGGTACGACGCCGTGCCCCGGCGCCCCGTGCCCGGGCTGATGAGGTTGGCAAAGCCCGCCCCAAAGCCCGAAGTCGCGGTCCAGCGCCCTTCCGTCAGGTTGGCGGTGGCCAGGGTATCAAAGCTCTCGATAAATTTGAGTGCGCACATCAGCCCAGCTCCTCCTCGACCACTTCCACCAGCTCGATCCCCGCCGCGCTAAAAATCCCCGGCGCTACGCAGGTGAGCGTCAGCGTATCCTCGCCAAAGCGCACCATACGGTCAAACTCCCCCGCCGCAGCAATCACCGCGCCACTCGGCGGCGGCGCCGGAAACGTCACCACCCCCGTCAGTGCGTCGAGCGTGTAGGCGACCGTCTGCACCCCATTCACCGCCACAATGAGCGAGCCTGCCACCGGCTTGGTGAGCGGCACATACAGCACCAGCGTGCCGGTCTCGTAACGTTTCTGGAGGGGAAACGCTGTGGCGGTGCCGTCCCCCAGGGCTATCGTGTTGTTAAACTGATAGTCGGTAAAATCCCGAAAGCGAAACGAGTAGCCCCGCCCCACGGCCACGGCCCGAAAGAAGTGCAGGAGTTCGTCGATCTCGGCCTTGTCGCGGTTGTTGACCGTGATCGTCCAGCGTCCACGCCGCACCGGCCAGTGCCCCTGGCGCGCCTCCCAGCCGCCTGTGGACACGAACAGGTCTGTGGCGTACTCTGGACCACCCTCTGCACCATACGCCCACGTCAGCGGAAAGCTCGCGTCTCTGAACATCTGGCCTCCTACAGCCCGCGGTACGCCTGGCTGACGGCCCCGGCAATGCCGCGTTGCAGCGCCCCGCGCGAGGCGTGAAAGCCCTGCACGTCCTGCACGCCGTGGACATTGACGTTGATGACGGTCGTCCCCCCTGGCATCTGGCCGTTGGGGATAATCGTCCCAGTTTGGCGCGGGACGAACAGCTCGGGACCAGCTTCCCCGACCACGTAGGGAGCGCCTGCCGTCACCGGCCCGCCGTGCTGCATGCCCGGGGCATCGCCCCCGGTGAGCCCGACACCCCCGCCCCCCGCGGCGCTCGCGGCCCCCAGGAGTTTGAGCCCCGCATCAAATGCCACTTTGAGCCAGCCCTGCCCGCCACTGCCGCCGGTGCCTGCGCCCGCCGCCCCGCTGAAGGCCGACTCCATGACCATTTTCAGCGACATGCGGAAAAAGTCTTCGGCAATGGCGGTGGTCATGTCCTTGAACGTCATCTTGCCGTGAAAGGCAAACTGCGTGATGGCGTCCTGCACGGTCTCCAGGCTCTCGGTCGCAAAGTCTTCCCACTCCTGCCAGGCCTCCGTGTCGAGGGCCTCCCTGATCTTGGCATCGGCGCGCGCCAGCACTTCCCCGCGCGACTCCTCGGGGGTGATGCGCGCCAGTTCTTTGCGCGTGGCAGCCAGTTGCTCGGCGCGGCTCATGTCACGCCGGCGCGGCTCGAGTTGCTTTTCCAGGCGGGTGATGTCATCCAGGGTCGCCTTGCTGGCGGCGGCCTGGTCTTGGAGCAACTTATTGCGCTCTTTGAGCTGATCGTTATGTTCCTTCGCCAACACAATCTGCTTGACCAGTTCCTCGGCATAGGCGCGCAGGGCCGGGTCCTCGATGGCTGCCACCTGGAGCGCCAGACGCTCCTCCTCGGTCAGCGTGAGGGCACGCACGCGCTCGTGCAGTTGCCCAATCAGCGTGCCCTCTTTCTCGTAGCCCTCTAGCACGAGCTTACCGGTCGCCATGACGTTACTGCGGCGCTCTTTGTCGAACTGCTCGCGCTCCTTCTCGGCGGCTTTGGCCTCCCGCTCGGCGTCCTTCGCGTCTTTCTTGCCAGCCCGATCCGCCGCGGCCGCGGCCTTGATCGACTTTTCTAAGGCTTCCGCCCCCGCGGCTTGCGCCCGCAGTTCTTTGGCAGGCTCAGTATCCTTCAGGAGATTCCACGCTTGCTGGTTGGTATCAATGAGCTTACGCGTGGCATCAACCTGCTTCTCGCGCACCTTGAGGATTTCTTCTTCGTTCGGCTTGCGTCCGTAGAGCTGCTGCGTCACGCGGTCAAGTTTTTCGAGTTCCTCCCGGTTGGCTTTGACCTGATCGGTCAGCTTCTGCTGAAAGGCCACCCGCGTTTCATCGCGCCCGCCTGTCTCCACGCCTTCGCCAAACGGGTCCCCGGTCTGCTCCGAGGTTTTCTTGGCGGCTTCCAGCTGCTTGCCCAAGGCAATGCGTTTCGCAATCGCAGTGTTCTCGGCCTCCTGGGCTGCTGCCAGCCGGGTTTTATCGCCCTCCCAGGTACTCCCTTGCAGCCGCTGCCGAGCGTCCCGCGCCTGTTGTTCCGCCGCTTGCGCCGCCACAAATTGCTGCTGGAGGGCGGGGGCCACCTCCTTGCCACCCGCCAGCGTCTGCGCTTCTTGCGCGGCATCCCGGCCGGCTTTGCCCACATCCTTGATCGCCTGCGCCGCCTTGTTGGCTGCCCCCACAACGGCATTGAGCTTGTCGACGATCCAGGTCAGCGGCGGGATGACCGACTGCCCCACGTTGACCTTAAACTCCTGTGTCGCATTGTGAAAGCGTTCAAAGGCGGCGCTGGCCGTTTTCGACGCCTCGTCAACACTCCCGCCAAACTCCTTGCGGATTTGCTCGCCAAACTTGGGCCAGAAGGTGGTCGCCTGGAGTTCGCCCCGCTCCATCATCTTGTCGAGTTCGACGGTCGTAACGCCTATCGCCCGCGCGGCAATCTGGAAGGCACCAGGCAATCGTTCCCCGATCTGCCCGCGCAGCTCCTCGGCCTGGACGGTCCCCTTACTGATGGATTGCCCTACCGCTAATAGAACCCCATTGAGGTCTTGGCTGGACAGCCCCAGCACCCGGCTGGCCTCGGCCATGGCCACAAAGATCTTGCGGATACTCTCGCCCTGCAGGATGGTCCCCCGGGTGGCGGCATCCACGGTCTTAAAGCCATTAGAGAGCGCCACCACGTCCACGCCGAGCCGATTGGCCTGATCTTTAAGCCATTGCATCGTTTGCCCGGCCGCCTTGCCCGAGCCCTCAATGGCCTTAAACGCGGCGGTCAGGGTTTCGGTGTGAAGCGCCGCCTGGAGACTGCTGGTCGCAAAATTGGCCACGCCCCGCAGGGCGGACTGGAGCGATTCGACCCCAAACTGCGCCACGGCAAAGGCCCCGGCTTGCTGGCCAAAATTGCCGACTGCACTGCCCAGGCGCTGCATGAGGGTCGAGGCATTGCTGGCCGCGGCCCCGGTCTTGTGGAGCGCCTCGGCGGCCGCGAGGGCTTCCCGCTGTTCCCGCTGGAGCGCCTCTGCAGCCTCCCTGGCCGCCCGTTCCATGGTGCTCGTCTGCCCCGCCGCGGCGCTCGCGGCCTGCCCTTGCTGCGCCAGTCCTGCCGCCGCCTGCGTGCTGGAGCGGGCGAGGTGCTCACTGGCGGTCTGCGTCTGCTTCTCCGCTTGCGCGAGCTGCTGCATGGCCGTCTGCACCTGGCGCGAGCCACTGACCAGTTGCGAGGTATCGTATGCTATAGCAATTGAAACTATGTCAGCCATGGTCGTCCTCAAGTTCGACCAGTGATATGCCGATAGGGTAGACTATGTTATGCTTCTGGCGTGGTAGGGCGTGGGTCGCTCCCACAGGCATGCCTTAACCATGTCAGCTCTACCACATCATCACCTGTTAAGGAGGTGTGCCATGGATCTCAATGAATACGACAGCATCATCCGCTCCCTCGCCGCCATCGCGGCCCATCAACAGACGCTCAACGACAGCCAGGCCCTGACCAATCGCCGCTTGGAAGAGCACGCCCAGGACATCAAAGCGATCCTCCAGCAGCAGGCCGCCGTTAATGCCCAGCAAGCGGTCGTCAATACCCAGAACACCACACTGATTATGCGGATCGTGCGCACGCTCGACCGCATTGACGAAAAACTTGACCGCCTCTTGCCGACGTCGTAGGAGGGTGCGCCATGAACCTCCTCCCCGTCCTTGATCGTATCCATCGCAAACTCAATATCATGATCGGCGTGGCGCTCGTCGGCTTTGGGGCCATGCTAGTCGCCTGCTGGCACATCTTTCTGCGCTTACCCCGCTAGGAGAACGCACCATGAAACCATCTTTCTGGTCCAGTACCGTGGGGTTTGTGTGTATCATCATTGCCATCCCCACCGCCATCTTTGTCCTCAGTGTCATCGTCCAGTTGGCGATGTCAGCGACGTATTAACGCCCCCGGAGTTGCGCCCTGAGCTGCGCTTCCTCCCGGGCCTGCGCCTCGCGGTCAGCTTGCAGCCCGAACCACGCCGACCATAGCCCCAGCTCCATCTCCGGCAGCGCGTCAACCTCGCTTAAGGATTTGCCGAGCTTGGCGCCGAGGAAGAGGCGGAAGCTGAGGTAGGGTCCTGTTCGATGGCCCGCTTCAACTCCTCATGCGTCGGCCCCGGCTCGTTGGGACGCACGCCCATAATGACCAGCACAATGCGCGCCAGCACCTCAAACGAGAGGTACTGGAGGATCTGCCGCGCCTCGCCCCACTGAAAGAGCGGTTTCCCCTGATCATCCATGGCTTTCAGGATCAGCGTAAAGACCCAGCGCTCGGCCTGGTCTTTGGGCTCGCGGGCGTCAATCGTCTGCTCATCCCGCCCCGTCTTGGGCCAATAAAAGATTTCCAGCGGATTGCCCTCATCATCCGGAAACTCCGGCACCACGAGGCGCTGCGGCGCGGTCGGATAGGCCCGCCGGATGCGCTCCAGGGCGCGGAGGCCCCCAGGCGCCTGCACTCCGTTCTCACTCATGCTGCCCTCCTATGGAGTGACCACCGGCGCCGGGGTCATGGTCAGGACATCCGACCCCTGGAAGGTAAAATTCGCGGAGATAATGTTGTTCAGTTCGGCGGTGACGGTGACACCCGTGATGATCACGTCGCCGGAAAGGTGCTTGTCGCCCAGCGTCTCGCCTTGATTCTCCCAGTGAAACTCCACGGCCGAGAGCACGCCCGAGGGAGTCGCCCCCACCAGGCGCAGCCACAGGGCGCTCTGCCCCACGTCGGCGTCGTCAAAGTGCGCCTGCATGGTGCCGTTCCAGCTCGGCATGCCCGGGCGATACGTGCGCCAGACGTTGCCCATGGCCGACGTCTCAAGGCTGCCGAACTCCTCCACGATCGTCCACGTCGTCACTTGCCCAATCAGCACGTCGGGCGTCCCGCCGATGACCACGCTGCCGTCCTGGCCCCGAAATGTTGGCATACGGTTCCTCCTATGGTGTGATTTCCTCGACTGAGAACGGGATGGAGACCGCCACGCCGTACCAGGGGGGCTCCTCCTCCAGCGGTGCCGGACCGCTCGGGGCGTCACAGCGCACGCCGTTCACCTCCACCCGGTTAAATGTCGTGCGGACCAGATCGCTCATGTCCAGCGAGAGCCCCGCGCCCCGGGCCATCGGCACCCACACATTCACCTGATACACCCCCACCACGCGGTTCGAGTGACTCGGCCCCATGGTGAAGAGCTGCCCCGCGCCCCACAGCACCCACGGTTGCAGGTACGCCTGCCCCGGCTGCGCCGTAAATTCCACATTGGGCCAGGCAATCGGCGTCGTCGGAAAGGCCGCGCTCAAGCGCGTTTCCAGGGCTCTGGTGGCGGCGTCAAGGGCACTTGGCATCAGGTGCCTCCTACCTGTTTCACCAGCGCCTCGATGATGCCAGGGACCTCAGCAGCGGTCACACGCACACAGCCAGCGGGCGCTTTCTTCGACCAGCCATATTCGATGCGGCGGGCATAGGGCAATGAGTTTGCATGGTAATAGGTCTGTCCAACGGTGATGGCCGGGATGCGCGGCTCGGGTGTCGCTACCTTCTGGCCTGGGGCTGACTCCGGCGCCACGCTGGGATCAATCTGCCCCACGCCAATGGTCCACGAGGCCCGGAAGCGGCCGGTGTCCACGGGCGATTTCATTTTGAGGCGCG